CATAGTGTTCGCGCATATGATTGGTGTATTTGAATTGCGCTACATCGTATGACATTTTGTATGACATTATCTATTCCCCCAATAATTAACGATTAGCCATAGTATTAAGACTATGACTAACCATATTAAAAAACCAATACCAAAGATGAAGCCGAGTGTTTCAATCATTTAAACCTCTTGGCTTTCCATGGGTGAGATATGCCTACATCCACAATGCGGGCAATCGTCATCTACTTGGCAATCCCAATAATCTTGCCAAGCGTATTCGCATCTAGGACATTCATAATGGTTTAGCCAAGTCATTGCTATTTGTTCATTCATTGTTGCTCTCCTTTATTTCTAATGTAAAACATCTTTGCTTTTCATCTTCGCTTATTGCTTTTAGGTTTTTAGGTTTATTCCTATAAACATTTATATCATCAATAATCCCGTGAAATTCATCTATCACCACATATACTATGCTCATAATTTACCCCCGTTATATGATTCCTGGATTATTACATCATTCTTGCGCTTATCCTCGTAAGTTTTAACGATCTTCCCGCATGGATAGGTTAAGAGCCAGTAATCCTTACCAAAGTTCTTGCTCATGCTTGGTATGTTTTCCCTTTCGCTGTTTAGTAAGCGTCTAGCTTCTTCGATCATTTCTCTATGCTGTGTCATGATTCCCCCATTGGTAAATTTAAAAGTTTATCTATTCTATGTTCATCCAGCGATATAAAGCGCAGTATCTCCTCTTGCTGTCTGTGTGTGTAGCTGTCGAAGTCTTTTATATACTTTTGCGGATTGTCGAATAGATCACGCAAGTATTTAATGATTTCGCGCCTTGCGAATTGTTTAGGCGTTAGATTATTTATTTTCATAGTTCCCCCCTATTTATTTTATTTAATGTTTCTTTAGCTTCTTGATAGAAATATAAATCATTAGGCATACAAAGGGTTATTCCCTCGGCATAATCACAATTAAAACAATGATCTTGCGGTTTAGTGTTATCTTGATCGTCAATATTTCTATTGGCGTTTATATTAGCACCGCCACAACTAGCGCATACTTCTATGCCATCTTCTAAAATTTCTAAGTATGAATAATTTTTCATAGTTCCCCCTTGGTTTTATAAGTTTTTAAAATGGTTTTGACTTTGTTTACCAAGTCTTGGTAATTTTTCGCGCTGTAGCCGTTAGCCTTGAATAGTTCCAAGGCTTCGGGATTGATTAGCGGGTTGTCGTCAGTGTGCGCTAAGAACCAGTTAAGAAGCTCTAATTCTTGGCGGTTAATCTTTGGCTTGTTAAAGTTGTATTTAGTAACACTCATTATTAAACCTCTTCAGCAAAATATATTTGACTGTCACCAATCAGCACGCTGTCGTTAATTTCCCATTCAATAGAATCATCATTCTCAGCAATCTCTTCAGCTTGCTCTAATGAATCCGCGTATATGTACGCTTCTTTTTGCATGGTGTATGTTTGGGTTATCCTAAACTCTTTTAATGTATCAGCGCTCATCTGTTCACCTCCTTTTGTTTGGTAAATGTTAGAGTTCCGCTAGGGTCTGAATATGTAAGCGTTGCATCATCTTTAAGAAAATGTAACTGGGCAATAAATTCATCATCTAAACCCCAATCATCCGAGTTTATGAGCGTATAGAGAGAAACCTCCTCTTTTGGTATTTCTCCATAACCATCAACCCAATCAACTAGGTATATCTTGCGCTCTTGTCTTATTCTCTTTTTAAGTTCATCAGCTGAACCCTCAAAGCGTTTATTTCCAAAGTTAGTAATAATATTCATTAGATCACCTCCTTTACTTCTTCCACTTCATCCCAAATTAATCCACAACCAACATCAATAGTGTTCTCAAGGTTTTCCCTTGCCTCTGTTATTGCTCCGTGTATGTCATGGTATGGGTCATTATTGGCTAGATCATTTTTATCAAATATATCTTCAGCTATTTTTAAGGCTGTCTCAATGGTTACGATAGGACACAACCACCCATTCCATCTTTCTGGGTGAACATCAACCGCCTCATAAATTGGGTTATCTTTTGATCCCTCGATAGAAAATTTAATTTTTGCATTACTCATTACGCCACCTCCTCAAGTGTATTAACATATTCAGAAACAATCTCTTCACCTATGATGTAGGTATACACATTTACAACTTTTTCAGGATCGCTGAAATCGGTTGATACTTCGCCAAATTCAGATTGCTCATACTCTCTAATATGCTCTATAACATCAAAGACTTGATCACCTAACCATTGTTTAGCTTGGTAAGTGCCTATGATGTAATAGTCAGTATTGAAAGCATGGTAATGAAGATCATCTTTATTCTCTTCTATCCATTCCGCATCTTGATCATTAATGAAATCATCAAAATATTCTTTTATCTCTTCTCTTTTATAATCCATTTTTACTCTCCTTTAATAAATGGGTTGCTTATACCACGAAAGCCCCGAAAAGACGGGGCGCTAAATCGTGGGGGGTTTAGTTGTTAAAATCAGTTACATAAAAATCAAATTCAATTTCTAACTCATCATCTTGCATTTGATCATATTCAGACCTAATGAAATCATCCCATGCAATTCCTCTAATAGATAAAATAAATTCTATCTTTTGTTGTTTGGTTAAATTTGATTTTGTCATTTTTACTCTCCTTAATTAGTTAATGAACACTATCTATAATACGCACATTTTCCCATATTGCAACATATTTATATAAATTAATTATGAGTATGTGCTTAAATCCTTTAAACTAAAGGCATAAGGGAACACAAAAAAATTCAAATATGGATAAAAAATTACCTAAAAAAGGTACTCCAGGACGGAAAAAAATACATTTTACAGAAGAGCAATTATTAGAAGCTGAAAGATTAGCGGGGCTTGGCTTTTCTGAAGAGTCATTATGTAAGGCTGTTTTTGGTTGTTCCGTGAGTACGCTACAGCGCCGTAAAAAAGAATTTAACAATATTGAACAGTATATAAGGCGGGGAAAGATAAAAAGTATTACAGAAGTAAGTTCCGCTTTGTTTGATTCCGCAACTGGTAGAAATGGGCGCGATCCATCCGTGAGCGCTCAAATATTCTTTTTAAAGAACAAAGGAAAGGAAGCGGGCAATCCGTGGGCGGATGTTCAGCAAGTAGAAAATAATATTAACCTTTCAGATATTATCTCCAGCGCCAACGCGCGCATAATAGATCACAAGCCCGACGCGCTAGCGCACGACGCGCCCTCGCTCGACATTAAACAAATAAACAAGGCCACGAAGTCATGAGAGCTTGCGCACGGGGTATTTATCTTCTCCCTTGTACCTACCCACGCGCACGAGCGCGCGAAGCTCTAGCGCTACTCTCCGCGCTTCTCACAGCGCGCTCACTTAATTACAGTACAGGCGCGCGCTAGGGTGATAGTGAACATTTACTATCGCTGTAGACCCCCCAGGCTCGTTCAGGGCGCGGGGCAGTGTACATGGAACTGTTGCGATAATTTTTTTTAATTTTTTTTTAAATTTTTTTTATGAAATATAAAGCCGAAGACGAAAAAAGATTGATGACAGAGATATGGTCGGTCAATGTAAAAGACGATCCATTAAACTTTGTTAAGTTTGCTTTCCCTTGGGGAATGAAAGACACCCCCCTCGAAGACTTTAAAGGCCCGCGTAAGTGGCAGGAAAAAATTTTGCGAGAAATGACAATCCATATTGCTAGAAATGGCACTAGGGATTTACCAGAGATGTTTAGAATGGCTGTAGCTTCAGGTCGTGGTATTGGTAAATCTGCTTTGGTTTCATGGATTATTCTTTGGATGTTATCCACAAGACTGGGGGCTACCATCATAGTAACCGCTAACACCGAACAACAGCTTAGAAGTAGAACTTGGGCTGAACTTGGTAAATGGATGACTCTTGCAATCAACTCTCATTGGTTTCACAAGACCGCAACCACAGTTAAACCAGCACCTTGGTTTCAAGAAGCGCTAGAGCGCGATCTCAAGATTGATACTGGTTATTACTACGCGCAGGCGCAACTATGGTCAGAAGAAAACCCAGATGCTTTTGCGGGTATTCACAGCTCCTACGGAGTCTGCTTAATCATGGATGAGGCTTCGGGTATACCTTCGCCCATCTACAGCGTATCCGAGGGTTTCTTCTCTGAACCAACATCCAATCGTTACTGGTTTACTTTCTCCAACCCGCGCCGAAACACAGGCCCATTCTACGATTCCTTTAATAGCAAAAAGCGCTTTTGGCAGAATGTGCAAATCGACTCGCGCACAGTCGAAGGCACTGACCAAAAACTCTTCCAATCGATGATCGAGCAGTATGGCGAAGATTCCACAGTCGCGCGCGTGGAGGTCATGGGTGAGTTTCCTAGCGCGGATGATGATACTGTCATACCGCTTGACTTAGTGCGCGGTGCGGTAGAACGCGATGTCACGCTCACCGCGAATGAGCCAATCGTTTGGGGTTTAGATGTTGCTAGATTCGGTGGCGATAACAGTGCGCTGTGCGTGCGCCAGGGAAATACTGTCTTAGAAATTACATCTTTTGCCTCCATGGACTTGATGCAACTTTGTGGTGTGGTTAAAAATCGCTACGATGATTCGACTGTCATGGAACAACCCCAAGAAATATTGGTCGATGTGATTGGACTTGGTGCGGGCGTGGTTGATAGACTGCGTGAGCAAAATTTACCAGTGCGCGGGGTGAATGTAGCAGAAGCTCCAAGTACCAAAAAGAACTATTTGAACTTGCGTGCTGAGTTATGGTTTGCGATAAAAGATTGGCTGGCGCAGCGTGATTGCCGACTTCCTAATGATGATGAGCTTGTCTCGGAATTGG